AGCCCAACCGGCGACCAGGTAAGCAGCAGCTAACCAATCCCCACGACCCCGCCATTAAACGCCTCTTTAATGTCAGTCCAGCGCTGTTTAAACCAGCTGCTGACAGCCCCCCAGTTGCGGTAAATAAGATAAGCCGCCGCTGCGACGGCGGTGATGGCAAGACCAATGGGATTCATCAGCAGTGCCCGGCCAATCCAGAGAACGGCACGCCCGGCGATCATAATGCCGCGAACCAGCCCACCTGATAGCACGCCTCCCAGTGTTCTGGCTCCTCTGGCGACGGCGCTGAAGCCGGTCACCAGCCAGCGGAGCTTACCGCCTTCACCGAGCGCAAGCGTCAGCCGAAGCCAGTTAGTCCGCAGTAAAACGGCATTTTTCCAGACGTTAACAAAAGGGGAAATAAGGAGATTCAGCCCCAGCTTGAGACCGATAGTGGCAATCTTGAAAGCGAGTAATGCTCCTACAACCTTTATGGTGCCGCTAACGAGTTGCGGGTTTGCCGCTATCCATTTGCCGACACTGTCCATTAAAGGAATAAAAGTCTCACCCAGTTGGATCAGGGCCGGACGTAGTGACTCACCAATGCTGATGGCTGCCTCATTAAACCCAACCTGCGTTCTACGCCAACGGGCCTCAAGAGTATCATTTTGCTTTGTAAAATCAGTACTCAACGTATTTTTGGCGGCAGGGCTTTTCATTTCCTGCTTATTGGAAAGATATTTATCCCAGCCCTGACGCATCGACAGTAAATGGTTGACGGTTTGAATATCCGTGAAGACTTCTGCCAGTCCAAAGGACTCCATTAGCTTCTGCTGGCCTTCCCGATCACCAACGGCACCAGCTTTCTCCCATTGCTGAACAAACGCCTTGCCTTTGTCGTCAATAAAAGCGTTGGCAATCATCAGTGAGGACTCATACTGCGAGAATCCTTGAGCGACTAAGTTCTGCATGGATTTCTGATAATTAATCCCGGCCTTGGCATATTTCTGAATGGTATCGTTTCGCCCCATAGCTGCCAGCCAGTTGGACATATTCGTAACAGCTTCTTCCGCTGAGCCGCTGCCTTTGCCGACTTCCAGACTTGAAACGATCTCCATAATCGCTTCTTTTCCAGTAATGCCACGCGCCGCAAATGCTTTCGTCATCCCCGGCAGAGCCTTCGCCATGTCTTTTAGCTCAAACGAGCCGAGTTTTGCACCCGTTGCCGCCATACCAAATGCCTGCTCCAGTTCTTTAGCGTCAGTAATTTTGAGTGCATCGCTGAAGGCATAGGTCATTTTGGCGAGATCGGTCATGTCAGCTTTAGTTGCTGTAGCTGTTTTCCCCAGCATCTCAGCGAATGTTGCCGCTTGTTCAGGGGCCATGCCATCAGCAACCAACTGTCCGACGCCTCCCATCAGGGATTCCTGCAGTTGGTTAATCTTCAGCGAAGCCTGCCTTATCGCCAGACCAATCGCACGCTCCTGTTTAGCATCCAAATCACCGGTGACACTGATATCGCGTAGCTGGGATTCAAACGAGGCATATTGTTTGACCGAGGCCATGACTGGTGCGCTCAGTGTTCTGCCGATGGCATAGGTTTCTGCGCCCTGACCATAGAGCGCCATGCGGTTAGCTTTCAGCGCATCACTGGTGGCCGATACTGCTGACAGACGGCGCTGCTGGCGCTCAATTTGCTCCATTGAGCGACTTACCCGCAGCAGGTCGCTGTTGAGGCGCTGCATACGGGAAGAGCCTAACTGGCCATAACGTTCAGTTGCACGGGTTAAGGCATTCTGGCGTTCCTGCAGGCGGCGCGATGTATCGCCCAGGGAATCAAGGGCGCGTCGGGTACCGCTGACGGCAGAACGGAAGCTGCTCCCGACAATGCCGCCAATAATGACGCCGACTGAAAATTCACTGGCCACGGTGGTTATCCTCTGAAAGCGGAAAAACGGAAGGAAAATGTCTGAGAGCCATGCAGAACAGCCGCGAGTAGCGGCTGTTAAGTGATGAGGAGTTACTTATTATCGCCGAACTCGCTTCTGATTTGCTCTTCAGCCTGCTCCAGCCACATCTCCAGATCATCAGTATCGAGGGCATCAATCTCCCCCGGCTGAAATCTAAACCACCTCGCCAGCAGCCCCTGCGCCTGCATCAGCGTTTTCGTCGCTCTTGCCCAGCCCAGTGACTTGCTGAAATCGTTTCTGCAGTTCCATGTAATCGGCAAGATCCATGTTATCGAGGTCTTCCGGGAGAATACCGGTGCTACGGGCAATCAGCGGTTCATCCCAGTCAGCCGGGTCTTTACTGATTTTGCGCACCTGCTTCAGGTCTTTGACCGTCAGGCGTTTCAGTTCAACCTGCTCAACTCTGGTGCCTGCAGCGGTGGTGAAGGGGTAAGACAGCTTAAAAGTATCGGATTGGGTTTGTGACATGATCGTGCTCCTGTGTAAGTTCAGAGCAGTATGTCCGGTGGTGGGGCTGGCAGATATTAAAGGGGATTAAGAAGAAAGGGGCCGAAGCCCCTGTGATATCAGTGAGTGCGAAAGCCTTTGCAGTTACGCAGGAAGGCGATAAGAAGTGCCTTTCCTTCGGATTTGCCGATGCCGGTGAACCAGTGGTCAGGAGGCTCCCATGCCTCAATCAGGTCAGCGAGCTTCCGTGCTTTGGAGCGGGTGCAGTCAATCGGGTCATTGGTTTTACGGGTATTAAAAAGGTTTTCCACCCCCGGAATATCGAGGATGGTAAACCAGGTGCCATTCCCCATGCCAATCGAACCACAGTTCCCGCCTTTATCTTCAATTTCAACGGTCATCGTGGTTCCCCGATGCCAGCCAGGACTTCAGCCTGTACCCCTCAAACTGCCACAGCGCTTCAGTCGCATTGTGCTGCGCTTTAGCGATGGCCACTTTCCTGCCGGTCTCTTCATCAAACAGCCCCGGATGCGCCGTGGCGCTGAATCCACTACTGACCATAAAACCATCTGGCATCAGCGCGACAGCAATTGTCAGCGTGGTGCCCGGAAAGTGGTGGGTCTGATAACTCAGCGACGCCACCAGATCGTCTATCGTTTGTGCTCAACTTTGGGTACCACCATGATCACCCTCCGATATTGATGCGGTAATCAGTCAACTGGTCAACGCCGCCGACGCGGAAGATGTTGGCCAGATAGTCCAGCTCCAGCAGCTCTTCACCATCCAGTACCTGCTTGATGTACGTGCAGGTGAAGCTACTGGAGAACTCGGCGTTCTCATGCTGTTTGAACGTCCCCAGCGGGTTCTTCTTAAACATGATCGTCAGGAAAGTGACCAGCGGAATTTCGTCAATCAGCCCCTGCGAACTGTAGCGCTGAACGCTGGAACGGCACTGCAGCGCCAGCGACTTATACGGGTTCGCGGCAGACAGCATCGCGTCGCGGTAAAAGCTGTTCCACTTGATCTCGCCCTCAAGCTTGTCGAAGCCTGCAGGGAGTTCCACCTTGCCCACCATCCCAAGCGCCTTATGCTCCTGCATGGTCATGGAGACGTCAGGCAGTTTGACCTCCTCGGCCCGGCCCAGCAGGTTAGCGCCATCCAGGTAGATGTTGGCATTCGTGATGCGGTTGATCTCAATCTTTGCCATCAGCTATTCCCCTTCAGGGTTAACAGGTATTCCGAGGTGATTTCGGTCTCAAACGTCAGTCGCTCCAGTGGCGGTGGCGGCGTGTATTTGTAGCTCAGCAACAGGTGACCGGCGGCCAGCTCCGTCTCTTCATTACGGGCCGGATCAAACCAGCAGCTGAAGCCCAGCAGCGCACCGTCGCCAATCAGCTTACGACCGTAGGCGTTGACCGACTCCGTCAGCGCATCAATCAGTGCCTGGGTAATCGGCATGTCGATGTACTGCTGGCTGAAATAACGCAGGGACTCGTTGATCACATCCCCGGTGCGGCGAACGTTTTCAAAGTTGCGCATATGTGTGACCGTTGGCCATGCCGCCATACGGTTGCCCCACAGACGCAGACCGCTGCCGTAGCTGCTGAAGACCGTGGTGATGCCCTGTTCGTTGAGCAGGTTCACCTCACTCTGCGGGTCATCAATCATTGCCGACAGCTGGCGCTCCACGCCGGTGATACCCAGAATCTCCTGGTTGGAGGACGACCACCAGTAGCCCTTGTCCAGGTCGACTTTGGCACGCAGACCAGCAGCACGCTGGCTCAGCGGCTCCAGCCGTTCGCTGTTGGTGGCCGCGTCGTACACCTTGACGTGCGGGTAGCACAGACGGACGCGGTCGGAGCTGGTATTGAAGTTAATGGTGCCTTCCGGGCCACGCCCCGCCAGAGCCTGCGCAAAAGTGGTACCAATCGGCGCGTCGATGTAGGTCACCGCGCCCAGCTTCTCAGCCATAGCGATAAGCTCAACCGAGACGCTGTTCTGGGTGCAGAATACCGGGGCAATCAGGATTTTGGCGAAGTAGCCAAACAGGTTGAAGCTGTCGTTGAGCAGCTTCATGCCGGTACGGTTGCCCGCCGCGTTAACGGCACCGATGATATCAGCCGGGGTGACTTTGGTCGGATCAGCATAGTTATAGCTGGCCTTCACCGTTGCATCTGCAGCAATGCTCTTACCGAGGTTGGTAATCACCCCTGTCTGTGCATCAAGCGAGTAGTCCTGACCTTCCACATATGGCTGGCCATCGCTGTCCGGTTTCAGCACCAGCTGCGCGACCACCGGATTAGCCAGCTGCGCTTTGCCCGTCGCCTTGTCGAACGTTACGTCTTCATCGGTCACAGTGGTTTTATGCACAACTGGATCAAGCACGTTAATGACCAGAACGGTGCCTGCACCATGGTCGTAGATCGCATCCAGTGCCTGCGGAATGGTAAAGCCGGTGAGCTGGCTGCCAAACGCCGCTGCATCTTTCTCAGACAGGCACTGCACCAGTGTATTGACGTCCCCCATGGGGGCGGTACCAATCAGGCCAATGACGGCAGACTTCACCGTTTTTACCGGGCGGGCACCGTTTTCCACCTCAATGGTTTCGACGCCATGCAGATAGTTAGCTGCCATGGGAGTCCTCCGTTTTCACATCGTTGTCGCCGGC